ACTAGTAACCTTGATGTAAGTTATACCCAATGCCTTCACCTTATTCCGGATAGCTGTCTTATCCTCTTTCGGCAGTATTGAAACAGACAGCTCACGATTCCTTTTACGTCTAGCATCTCTGGCAGCGAAACGACGTTTATAAACCTCATCATTATTAGTTGGTTGAAACACATCAGTAGTGATCGCTTCTCTCATTTTATCCATGTCATTCATTACATTTTCTCTTAAATTTTATTTTATTTCTTTTAACCTACAAATATATTATAAAATATTAATAACAAAAAATCAACAAAAACTTAATTACTTCTTTAAATTCTCATTCCAGTTTACACTCTCTCCATCTTAGAAACCTTCTTAGTACGCTCGTTGAGCTCATCCGTATGCTTACTCACTGCAAGTGTTGTATGTTCTGTTAATTCATACTCAACTTCCTTGGCAGACCACCTTGACTCCCAAACATTAGCACACTTATGCATCCGCTTACCACGTCCCTTGCACCCTTCCTTCATTGGCAAGTATGCATGAATATCACTGTTGCGAAGTGGCGGTGGGGCTTCTAACCCCTTCCTAAGCTTCTCTACCAAGAGCGAATGTTCTACTGCCATCTTCTTAAATCGCAACTGATTCGCCTCTGCTGTTAATTCTGGTAATGGTATCTGATCTGCGAGCAAATAATCCTTTACATCAAAGTCTTCCAACTTCAAAATCTTCTGATTCAAATAATTGAATACTTCTACCCTATCAAGATTTGGCACAAATTCACTAAGCATATCCATGAACTTCTGTATCGTATCAACACCTGTGTCAAGACTTTCACGCAAACTTTCTTCTTCTGCTGATGATGTCTCAGCCATGTTAATTTGAAACAATGATTCATCAGGATCCATGTTCATCCAAGCCAGATGAATTTGACAGAGTCTCGTGATACCTTCGACCAGCGACCTTTGGATTCGTCTTGCACATCGTGCGAATCTGATGTCAAGCTTTTCAATTGCTTCACTACCCAGGGCACCAGATGCATCTTTTGTATACGCACCGAGTAGCGATAATGGTACTCTAATCGCTGCTGCTAATTGGTTCCTGAGTTCATCAATATCAACGATCCATCTAATATTGGGATCACCACCCACATGTTCAATCTCTAAGTCATTAGTGTTTCCCCACACAGGTACAATAATGTCTTCCATTGAACTGAATGGGTTGGACTTAGAATCATATGCTCCTTGGCCATCGTTCTCTGTATCAATGGACCTGGCGTTTTTAAGCATGGTTGTGTACTGATCCATCAGTTCCGCAACTGCTTCAGCATTCCCCGAGTCTACTTTGAGTTTGTAGATGTAGCGTAAAATGCCTCTGGTAAGACGTGCTAAGAGGATGCTATCCTCGGCCATCCTTAACCTTTTGTAAGGCGCCAGGCCATTGATTATCACAGATGTTCCATATTTGGATGTGTACTGCTTACCGCTACTTCCTAAGATGGATAAGCTTCTGAACTCACTGTGTAGTGGGTCCCCTGCAAGTGCTCGTGTCTTCTTCGCACCCAAGACTCTAAAATGGACAAACTCCCACGGTGGAATCAAAGGAGTTGTATCCTTGTTTATGCTGGCTGTGTTTGAGCTGTTTTGTTGCCCCGCTCCCCAGCTGTTATGGTAGAACCCTATTAGGGCTCCTTCATAATCTAATCGTCCAATATTGATAGGATGCTCATTGTCATCTACACTTACAATACCAAGCCCTGGTTTAGCATTAACCCTCACAAACATATCACCATAAAGTGAAAGGCTGTATGCCCAATCAAAGATCTTCTCTTCAATATGAATATCATTCAACATCTTAGAAAGGATTCTATGATACTTATCACTATCACTATTCACCCATACAGATGCGTTGTGAAGCTGTGAATAATTCGTTGCTACTTCAGCATAAAGTTCTACACCCGAACCAACCATCCAATGATCAGCTGCTCGAGAAATATCTTGATACATCTCATACCTGTTGTACGAGATCTGAGACTCATGCTGCATCATCTCCATCAAGTCCCCACTCCGGATTCCTATCTTCCTGAGTGCTATCAAATCTTCTTGTCCCATCTTGTCCGTGACTACATCACCGGAAATAGTTGCAGGCTTTGGTGTGAGATCATACAACAAATTAAAGGGATTTCTCTGGTCCATTTGAATTCCTTCGACATGAATTTTACTGATAAATGAAAAATATAGCTCTACATTATATTATAAATCAAAGTAACACTGGGGATAAAAGATCTAAAAGTAATCTAAAAGTAATCTAAAAGTAATCTAATGAAAAGAAAATATATCCATAGTTTTAGAACCACATCCCCCCACAGGGTCTTCATGTAGTCTTCTAGTATACTCTTCTACATAATCAAAACATTCTGGTCTATCCATTTTACTCCTCAACAGAATCTAATTGTATACTGCTATTAGTGTAAGTAGATACAAAGCTGGGATGATCCGTTGCTTCTAAATAGGAAGACTTATTACCTCATCCTCAAGTCTTTCGACCACTTGGCATAGCACTCTGTCTACTTATGAATACTCTATATCCGTCCACCATTCTTGACCACATTCAACACATGTTCTGTAACCTTCACCAAGTTCATCAGGATTGTAATAATCACTGCATCCGCACTCCGGACATGCTGTGGTTTTGACAAAGTCTGATCGTTCTGCATACACTTGATTCATTCTATAATTATCTTGTACAATCCTATCAACAATTGTACCATTACCGTGAGAATAGAAGCGTATGTCTACACCGTCATCTATCATACCACTTAATAACAATCCAGCCGGTGTTTCAAGCACTGTAATATCAGCCAATAACATATCATCCACATATCGTAAAACCACTGTATGAGATGCATTAACAAGATTGAAAAGATTCATCATTGGTGAACCAATTTGTCCGTAACTTGAACACAAGGAATGTACCGCTTTTTTCAATACTTCTGGCGGATACAATCTTCCATTCCGTGTAATCTTATTACTCCTCAATATGAGCTGATTATATATTATCATTTATTATCACCTTTCAATACTCTAGATATTCTCAACGAATATCGTACAAAGGTATTGTTCTTAAACTCTAATACAATTATCATTACCCAACCACCCTGTACCAGAAGCTAAGGTAAAACCATCTAATTCATAATAGAATGGGCAATCACATACAGCTTCTACAACAATTACATCTTTCATTCTAACTCCTTACCAGTAAGCAGATCTTGCCATACACTGTAAATATGTGTAAAGTCACATCGTGTACATTCTGATGTATACCACAATTAAGTATTTATTTTGAATCCACATTAATCCTTTCACATTCCACAAACTACTATTTTGTACATTTTACCAACAACTAAAATACCGCGAAAAAATCCATATGCAACCACGGCACACAACCATAATCCACCACAATGTATTATGATAGATATGACTTCAAAACCAGTCTCGTACCTTTCAATGAAGAATATTACATGCTGCCATTGGACTGGAACGCACAAACACAAGATAAACATCATTGCAAAAAGCAAAACTACCTGAACACAAGCTACTATGGGCCAAACTATAATAGCCCGAATAATAAGATTCATATACATGAAAAATGTTTTTAATGCTTTCATATTGTCTCCTTTACACAATATCTTGCAGTATTACCAGGACTATAAGATTCACCCAATTTCTTGCAAAGGACATTAATTTTCTGAACTATATCTCCACTTTCTCTATATGAAATTTCATCACACTCATTTTGAACTTCAAGATCTCCGATTTGCATTCTAATCATCTTTTCTTGTTCAGAGGTCATATTCTCATCTTTTTGAGTCTGATCTAACTCAGCATTCCTTACCTTTATTATTTGACTATGTTTTTGAATTGTTATCATTTTTTTATCTTTTCAAATCCAATTCAGAAATTCAATTTATTTCCTACACTTCCCAATTTTCACCCACTACAATATGAAAAGTAGACGGAGTATACAATGTCTTTGAAAAACCAAGACCATTGTTAAATCCTGTTTTCCAATAACCAAGACCAGCAACATTAGGAGCAACATCTGAATTAGATACAATTGTAACATAAGTAGACCAACAAACATAAGTACGCTTATCAGTCCTGCCCCTACCTCCAAAAGTAGATAATCTTTTCTCCATGCAATACTTCCGAACATTATGACAAAAATCTTGTTCTTCCATCTTACTTATCCTTTTAAATCCAATTCAACAATTTAATTTATTTCCTATATACATATCATAACGAAATTGCATATGAAAATCAACTAAATTCCTGAAAAAATTTAAAAAGAATACACTAACATCCTTTTCAAAAAGAAACTACTCTGTAATTCCAAGCTCATTTAGATAGTGAGGCATCCATTGGTCCCAAGTGGTCTTAGAACTAAAATGTCCTGGATACAATACTTGACTTTGCTCAAAGATCTGCTGATCAAACATCTCAAACAAATAAGTATGTCCCTCCTTAGGAGACAAGGACCTCCGATTACAAAACTGCTCCAGATGGTTAGCACCTTGAGAAAACTTCGCCAACTCTTTCTCTGAAGGTTGATAGTCAGGTGTATTCATCACCCTCCGATATCCTATCAGCATTCTCTTGAGGACCTTGAGATTACATTCTTCAGGAGCAACATAATCCTTGTCAAGATAGTTGCTTGCAGTAAAGTTCTCTTCAAGAAACTTCCACCATTTCCGAGGAGCAGTTGCTGAGGAGGAAACTCCCACGTTAAAGAAATCACCGATAGACCAAATATAATCCCAATAATACTTCGAGGATTGCAACACCAAGCTGTAATTATCAATTGCTTCAATAATCTCTTCTAAAGTGTATAACTTAAAAGCACCTTTGATACCTTTAGAAACATAAGGTGATAATTTCCTACATTTCATCCAAAACTTGGTAAGTTTCTGCTCGTTCCAATAATCAATTATTGATTGATAATCTTCATCTGAAATGAGTTTATCTTTTACTACTAATTTTTTATTACTTTTAATACTATTTGAATATAATTTATTATTAGTATTATTATATATAATGTCATTTGAAGGAGATTTATCGCCTAAAATGGTAGTAGCGAACTTCTCGTTACAGTTCTCGCCATTACCAACTATTTGATAATGGGGTTCTTTAGGTGTATGGTTGGTTTCCCCATTTCGTACTTCTTGGTCACCCATTTCGTACAGAGTTGGTAATGGGCTGCTGCCAAGTAAACGCGGATTGATTTCTTTCCAGAAGGTTACCCAAAAGTCTGTTTCTACAGGAAGTAGTTGTGGTCGGTCATCCTGATAAGCTGGTGCTTTATTGGCCCATGCTTCATTTACTGCAATCTGATTAAATGACCACCACATCATACGTTCTTTACCTGTTACTTTTATGCTGATAAATCCTTTAGTAACTAAGCTTGATTTGAGATAGGAAACAGCATCATAGGAACATTTTACAAGACATGCTGCAAATTTCATTGTCATGGGAATTGCTGTTCGTTTAGCCGTGCATGTTAAATGATGAATGAGTTCAAGTAGTACAGCTTCTTTTCGGGAATTGCAGACTAACATGAACATTGGACTTGGGGGATGTTTTGCTAGTTCATCCCATGAGGGAAATAATGATCGCTGTGTCATAGTTTCAAGTGCCTCATTTCTTTTTCAGCAGAATTAACCATGCAGCGTAGCATGTCGCCATAGGAAGGATTCCGTCTAGGGATAGGTCCATATGTTTTGCCACAGGCCATACAAGTCATGCACGTGGTTCCAGGCAGATGTTGGAGTGCAAGCTTTTTACAGGATTTACAAGGAAAATTATGAACGAGTGGTAAAGGCTTTGCCAGTTCATTCAAGTGTTTGTCTGCTAAACTATATGGAGTTTTAGGATGTTTCAACATCTTTAGTCTCATCAAGTAAAATACGAATCAGTTCTTCTTTTTTCATGTCAACAACAAACATATTTCCTGTAACCAACATACCTGAACCAGGTTTAGTAATGGGTTGTTTGTTGGGACCTACCATTGCTGTAGCGATACGTATTTTTTGAACAGCAGCTACTTGTTCTGGATTGATAGCCATTTCTGTAGTTGCTGTGGTTCCATCTTTTTGAGGAATTAAAATGGTGAATGGAATTAATCGTAACATGTATGACTCCTAATTCTGTTCATTTAATGTCTCCAGTTTCAGCTGGATCTGTTTACGGAGAACATTTTCCGTGTCAATAGAGATCGTAAGAAAATTTCTTATCGATTGACGAAGCTGTCTGGGATGGTTGACAATTTCATTTTTAATAATATCTATAGGATCTAATATCAATGCAATATACTGTTGTTCTCTTATTGAAAAGGAGGACAAATTGATGATTGTATTTAGAACTTCTGTTCGTGTGTTTCCGGGAAATGAATCAATAAAGGATGTATTTTCTTCATCTTCATTAGCAACACTTGCAATTGTATTCACCGATTTCCAACTCTTCATAACAAGATCTTTGAAATGAAACTTAACTCCACTGGTAGCAAATGTCTTTATACTAGCACCAGAGTCTGATTTGTACCATCGCTTTACCCATTCATAACATACCATAAGACCTTCTTGAATTAAATCATCAACGCTTAGATGAGTGGGTTTTTTGATCTTTGGATATGTTTGGAATGCTAATATCTCGACTGTAGGTCGCATAGTTGCAATTAATGTGTTTCCTTCTTCTTGATTCATAGTCTTACTCCAAAAATATCAATATAATCTTTGACAAGTTTTTAGTTTATTTTCATTTTTTTATTTTTAATCCTCTGAAGTCATGAAAAACAGATTTAGTTGTTATTTCTTTCCATTTAAGTTGACAACCACACATGGCTCTAGGTTTATCATGATCTGGACACCATCCACAATAACGATGGCCAGGTTCTCCTGCATTAGGACAGTTACAACGTTCTAGATTATTATATGGTGGAGGACTACCCATTGCTTCGATATATTTTTCTAGTGTAATCATGAGTTTTTCTTTAGTTTACATTAGGTTTATCGTCTCTTCTAAGTGTACACAAATTATTGACACATTTATAACATGGAATACTACAAGTTTTATGATGAATACAACCGAAATCATCTCCCACCCAAAAACTTCCACTCTCATAATAAGAGTATACCAAGCAATCATGATTTTTTATATCAATTTCAGTTTGAGACATTTTATTATGGTGTTCTATTTCTTTAATTTTTGGACAACGACAACATTTCGTTTTTAGATCCCGATAAATGCATGTACTGCATGTTTTCTTTTTCATCTTATCTCCCGTGACTATCAACACAAATTTCACAAACAGTTCCAGTAATGGTAGTATATTTTAGCATCCATGATGGCCTTACTTTATAGCACCAGGCACATGAATCTTTGCACCTTGGGGACCTAGTCTTTACTGAATCCCATATATCATCAAAAGGATCTTTTTTATTTCGTATCATTTTCTTTTTCCTGGTTTTTATTCCAAATATTTATTTCGGAGAGAGCATATTTGATCTTTTTCAACAGTTCAACTTCTGCTCTGACTTCCATCTCTACTACTCGATTGGCTTCAGGTGTTGTGCTGTGTGGAAAATTTTTAATAAATAGTATTGCACTTTTTCCAATTCTGTCTGAAGTATATGTAATCCACTTTCAACACCTTCTTTGTTCATCACGAATGTTAGAAGATTACATTTCTTTGAAAGATGTTCTAAGTACACTAAATTAGCAATGTCCCATTGCATCATTTGATTAAATGTTTTTTCAGATATAGATAATGCTGCAATGATTTTATTGCTCTCCTCTTTAAAAATTTCTTAAGATCTAGTGACTACTTCATATGTTATGTTTGTTAAAAAATCTTGTGTTTCTTTTTTAGTATTCATGATTTTTCTCCATTCAATTGTTTAACATTTTGTTTATTTTTAACTTACAACACAATATAATGTATTGAATAAAAAATGTCAATAGAATTAAAGTTATTTTTTAAAAAAATCATTTGAGGAACACAAAAACACTATAATAGATCTCAAGGGTTAAGAGCCCACCATGGAGTAAATGAACTCCAACAAATTTGCAGGACTTATAGTCCACAATACAAATGATAATGAAATTAATTTATAAAATAAAAAGGGAGATATATTATGCGTTGGATCTGATAATACCGGTCATTGGAGGCTATCTAATCTCTTTAGGGGAGTCTCTTTTTATTACATATAATAGCAATGGCATCATACCTTATATTTTTTTAAACAATTCTAAGAATACAGTTGATTTTTTCTTTCATATATTTTATAATATGTATGTAAACAATAATTAATCAATTTATTCAGGAGACAAAACATGAGTGCAGAAGTTGAAACAATGGTCGCGAATGGAGCTGTTTGGCACGGTTTAGGTGTTCAGGTTGATTATGATATGACAGCTGAAGAGTGCCATAAGACAGCTGGCCTAGATTGGGAGGTTGAGAAATATCCTATGGAAGTGCGACTTGGTGCAGGTACGCCGATGCAAGAAAATGTTGTTGTTCCAGACCGCCATGCCATCATGCGAATGACAGACCATTCTATTCTTGGCACAGTTGGTAATAGATACGAGGTCATCCAGAACCTGGACTGCTTCAACTTTGCTGATGCAATTGTTGGTGAAGGTCAGGCAATGTATCACACGGCTGGCTCACTATTCAATGGTAAGGTCATCTTTATGACTATGAAATTCCCGAATGATGTTACAGTTGGTGCTGATGCTATTGAAAAATATCTTCTTCTTACAAATGCACATGATGGCAGTTCTGCTCTTCATGTTCGCATGACTCCTGTTCGTGTTGTTTGTGCCAATACACTTGGCATGGCACTTGGTGAAGACACTAAACAGAAATGTTCTATTCGTCATACCACCAATTGGGAAACGAAAGCAACTAATGCCAGAGAGCTTTTGAAGTTAACTGATCATTACTTCAAAAATATGTCTGTACAATTCAATCGTCTGCTGGATGCTTCAATGAATGATAATGATATAGAGCTCTTCGTTGAATCCGTATTTCCTAGAACCGTGAGTGAGAAGACGGGTGAATTAATTTTGTCGAAACAAACCCAAGCCATTAGAGCAAAGGTTACAGACCTTGCATACACTGGTAAGGGTAATGCTGCTGTAAAAAATACAAAGTGGGCCGCTTTAAATGGTGTCAGTGAATACATCGACCATATTGCTACCACGCGTGCCACTGGTGGTCATGATCCTCAAGAAATTCGAATGAATAGTGTTTTAATGGGTACTGGGGCTGAGGTAAAGCAGAGAGCATACGATATTCTAGTAGAGGCATAGTATGAAACCAATTCCAGGCTTCCCCGGATACCATATAAACTTGAAGGGGGAAGTCTGGTCTGAGAAATCCAACAGGTTTTTAACCACATTTGTACGACCACCAAAGCTTGGGGAACTCGGCAGGCATCTTAATGATATCAATACAGATAATAAACTTGAAAATCTTGCTTGGGGAACCAATAAACAAAATATGGCGGATATGATCAGAAATGGCCATTCTCATATTGGTGAGAAACATGGGCGTTCAAAATTATTTCCCCTTGATGTACTCAATATCCTTTGGTCAATATCAGAAAAGAAGTATACACATACTAAGCTTGCTAAAATGTATACTGTGCATGCAACAACCGTTGCTGATATTTCTCATGGACGTATATGGAAACATATTTATAATATTTTTGTGGGGACGTAATGCGAAACACATTGTTCGTCAAATCCATTTTTAGGGCTATTGATGGAGAAGTTAATGGCTTTAGAGGTGCCGGCCAATTAACCACGTTCCTTAGGCTTGCTGGGTGTAACCTGAGGTGTACCTATTGCGATACCAAATATGCACTACAACAGTGTGATGGTAAAGAGACGGCGATTGCTGTGCTTGTTGACAAGCTCCGGCGGAGTCCAAAGATTACAATTACAGGTGGGGAGCCCTTTGAACAAATAATTGGAGTTGTTTCTTTAATCAAACAACTGGGCATTGGTATATATCCTAAGCAAATGATATCAATTGAAACAAATGGATCTTATGCGGTTCCTTCTGAAATCGCAAACAATCCTAATGTCAGAATTGTGATGGACTATAAGATGCCATCCAGTGGAATGGAGCATCGAATGTCCATTCAAAACTTTTTGATACTTAGAAAAGAAGATGTTGTTAAATTCGTTCTTTCTTCTGAGGATGAGTATACCTACATGAAAACACTTCTTGACTGTCAATTTCATATGATGAAAGCACAGATAGCTGTGTCTCCCGCACTTAGTGATGAGGATTATGTAGAGCTTTCAAAGTATACTTGGGCTGCTCAATTGGCAGAGTTGTTGATTGAAGATGAGATGTGGGACATTCAATACAGTTTACAAATCCACAAAGTATTGTGGCCAAATGCAATAGAAGAACGTTAAGGAGTTATGATGCATCAGTACGACCAACCACGAATGGAAAAAGCAATTGCGAATTTTATTGAAGGCATGGGTTTGGATTTGGAGGATCAACATCTCCGTCGCACACCTGAACGTGTGGCCAAAGCTTGGATCAAAACATTTGGTGCGGGATATGGTCAAGATCCCAAAGATATACTGAATGTTGAATTTGTTGATAAGTATGATAGCTTGGTGATTGTAAAGGATATTCCTTTTATCAGCCATTGTGCTCATCATCTGGTTTCTTTCAGAGGTACTGCAAAAATTGGATATCTTCCCAGTGGTAAAGTCACAGGGTTATCTAAGTTAGCTCGTATACTTGAATGTTTTGCTCATCGTCTTCAAGTACAAGAACATCTAACTGATCAAGTGGCTGATACACTGATGGAATATTTAGAACCTAAGGGTGTTGGCGTTGTTTTGACAGCAGAACATGAATGTATGACCTGTCGTGGAATCCAATCCACAGGAGCAATGACTGTAACATCATCCATTCGCGGAGCATTACTTACAGATCTTGGCTTAAAACAAGAATTTCTTGATGCATAGGAGATAATAAAATGCCTTATGTTTTTTGAAAAACCTCTAAGGATGCGTTAATGGCTAAGAAAAAAAAGAAAAAAATCAAACATAGACGTCCCTGTGACTTCATTTCCAATATGGATAAGAAGATGTTAGCTAAAATGAATGTCGGAATCACTGCCGCTTTCCCTGATAAAGAAGCTAGGATTAATTATATTCGGGCTTTAAGGCAATCCTTGAAAGACACAGTTGAAATAACTAATTGAAAGGGCTGATGTGGAGAGTGTAATCTCACAAAGGATTCAAGATGCATTTGTATTCTTGGCAATCACTTCATCTAAATTTCTGAAGTCAGCTCGACAAAGTGTTAAGCCTGACTACTTTTCCTCTATGATCACTGAAGATATTATCACATGGTGTTATGCATACTTCGATCAATTCGGAACCGCTCCAGATAATCATTTCCACGATGAGCTGGAACGACATCTCAAGAATAAATCAGATGAAGATCAAGAATTTTATCTCACGTACTTGGTACGTATTCAAGATATGGACAAACCTGATATTCATTATATTCTTAGTAGAATCTCTGAATTTATTAAAGCACGAGAGTTTGAATCAGCTGCTATTAAATTTGCTAAATTAACAGCCAAAGGTGAATTTGATAAAGCTGAGCTTTTGATGTCCTTGGCTCTTCGGAGTGGCATTCCTGTCATTGAAGATGGGCTCAAATACAGCTCTGCTACACCTCCTTCCTATCACTATACTGATGAAGATGCTCCTTATATTTGTGGACTTGGTATTCCACACCTTGATCACATGCTTCCTAGAGGTTTATGCAGAGGTGATTTAGTGACCATTCTTGGTGGATTTAAAGGTCGTAAGTCTTGGTTTTTATTTCACTTAGGGCGTGAAGTTCTTCTCCATGGATTCAATGTTCTTCATATTTCTCATGAGCTCTCTCGTGATGATTGTGAAAAAAGATATGATATGTGCTTCGGTGGACTTACAAGCGAACATCAAGCCAAATCTGTACAGTTTGAAGTATTTAATGATGAAGGGAAAATTATTGATACAAATGCTCGAATGGTTCCATCAGTATATGATGCTACTAATGTGTATAAAGCTCGAAAGAAAGCAGAGAAATTTGGTGGTACACTTTGGTTAAAAAAATATCCTGCCTTAACTGGAACAATGGATGAGATAGAACGATATGTTGAATATCTGGAAGTTCAACATGGTTTCAGACCTGATGTTATAATCAATGATTATATTGAAAAGATGAAACTACCATTCGGTGACAATAGACGAAATGCAATTCATGAAGCTTACATGGTTTCAAAACGTATTGCTGAAGAGCGAAATTTGCTTATGGTCACAGTAAGTCAAGTAAATCGTCAAAATCTCAAGAAAAAAGTTCTTGGACAAGAATCTACATCTGAGAATATTGAGAAAATTGGTGATGTGGATTTAGCTCTTGGTATTAGCCAAACCATGTCTCAGAGTCGTTCTACAACGGATAGAATGCAAATGTATATAATAGCAAATCGACATGGTAAAATGGATATGGGTTGTACTTTCAATTCACAACTTGATGCTGGACAATTAGTACTTTACAGTTGGCCGTTAAAATTTACATCACATGACGATGATCATGGAGATGATGATTAAATGGCTAATTTAGACTACAAATCTCTTTCTAAAATTGAATGTGAGTACATTTTTGAAGAAATGGATTTCAAACTTTCTCCGTATTGGCATCAATATTTTTCTATGGTATTTGCTGAATCAAGAAATCGAGTAGGTTTTTTTCATGATGTCGGTACAGGAAAAACACCTTTGGCCTTAATGACTATGAAAAACATCTGGCATTGCAATAAGATTTTAACATGTTGTCCATCTTCCGCATACAGTGCTTGGGAAAGAGATACACCTGCCTTTACAAATTATTCTATTGATTTTGCTGTTGGAACAAAAAGAGAACGAGAGAAAATTTTTACATCCAAATCTTTAAACATGGTCACAATCAATTATGAAGGTTTAAAATCTGTTTTTGCTAAACGTAAACTTACACTTAATAAAAAGACAGGAAAAATTGTAAATAAATGGGTTATTGATCTTAATAAAATTCATAAGTATGGTTTTGATGGACTGATTTTAGATGAAGTTCATAGATGCAAGACCTATAATTCTCTTCAGTCTGAAATATGTTATGAACTCAGTAAACTTGTTTCTTATACTATTGGCATGACAGGTACGCCAATTGATCATTCCCTCCTGGAACTTTTTAATATCATGAAAGTTATTGATCATGGGGTTTCCTTAGGAACAAATTTTTATGGTTATCTTTTAAAGTATTTTCACAAGTCAGTATTTGAATGGGAAATTAATAAAGGAGCAGAACCAAAAATTCTGAATAGAGCTGAACAATCTGTAATTAGATTTGAAGACACAGAATGTTGTGACATGCCAGAAGTGACAGACACTGTGATTGAATGTCAAGCCACTTCTGAATTCTTGAAACTTCAGAATATATTGATCCGAACAGGAAAATTCATTCATAAAGGTATTGCTATTTCAGCCAATGGGAATCCCTCCGCTATTGGTATGCTTTGTAAAGAACTCGCCTCCGGATTTTTCTATGAGACTATCTCTGATACTAAAAAGAAAATCATCCACCATCTTACATCTAATCCAAAGGCTGAGGCTGTAGTTGATAAGTTAAATGGAACACATAAGAAACTCATTATGTTTTATCACTGGCAAGGTGAATTGGAAGCGATGCAACGTGCGTTTAAGAAAGCAAAAATTAAATATAGTGCTGTATTTGGTGGTCAAAGTCATGATGCTAGAAAGAAAGCTATTAAAGACTTTCAAACTGATCTAACTTATAGAGTTTTAATAGCACAAGATATCTGTTCCAAAGAAGGATTTGATGGTACAGTGACTGATATGGTTGGTTTTTTTAGCCCAATTGGTTCTCCTCTCATCAGGAAACAGTGTATTGGCCGTGTTCGTAGAAATGTACAGATAAGTCCTAGATGTTATGTGATGGATTTCACATTAAAATATTCAGCTGATGCAAGGATGATAAAAAATCGAGGTCCAAGATTTAGTTTCGTAAAATCTATGTTGGAGTATATGAGGGAGTATGGGAGATAATATGATGATTCGTTACCTTCAAAATAAAACACCTGTTCCAAAAGGCATGGTACAAATTCCAGGATTTCCTAGATACTATGTGAATTTAAAAGGGCAAGTTTGGTCCCAATGTTCTGGTGGATATTTGAAGGATATTGGGAGTAAAAATTATAGTTCCATTGGATTATATGAAGGGGCAAAAAAGGCATATTGGTCCAAAGCAAAAATTCTTTTAACCACATTTGTACGCTTACCAGCCCCAAAAGAAGTAGCACGTCACTTAGATGATGACAATTCAAATAATGACCTTAGTAATTTGGCCTGGGGAACTATAAAACAGAATGGGGAAGATTCAGTTAGAAATGGAAAACGACCTAGGGGAGCAGATCACTGGAAAAGTAAATTGCAACCTTTGGATGTGGTTAATATCTTAATTAATTGCAGTAAACGTGAGGATAAAATACGATTTGCAAATATGTATAAAATTGTAACAACGACCATATATTCAATTTGTGCGGGCGAGTCATGGAAACATATTTATGAAATAGTGAAAGAACATAATGACTGATAGTAAAGAATTGCTCATTAGTATTTACAAAGAATTTGATATTGAATACTGGACTGAGGGTAAAAATGTCTCTGAAGGTTCAGTAAATGTAAACTGTCCTTTCTGTGATGATCCCTCTAATCATTGTGGATTCTTTCCAGAGACACAAGTCTTTTCTTGTTGGCGATGTCAATCACGTGGTCCTGCTTTTGTATTACTTGCTTCTTTATTAAATATTTCGTATGAAGTAGCTGAAAACATGTTGGACATTGAGACGTCCACGTTTAAAGTTGAGACATTGGAGCAGCTGGAATCTATCTTTGATGAGGATACATCGCCACGGGAAAGAGAACGACCAGCGATATCCACTGTACTACCTGAATATACACAATCCATAACGAACTTGAAAGAGCCTTGGCCACTCTTAGAACGATGGAAGACAAGACGTAAAGTATCTCAAGAGACTTTACTCCATTGGGACTGCGGAATTTGCAAAGTTGGTGAGTGTATGAATCGTCTCATCATTCCTGTTTATTCAGAGACACATGAATTGGTTTCTTATCAAGCTGCAGATCTTACTGGGACAGCAGAACTTAAGTATAATACATCAAAGGGATATATTAATGATTATTTATATGGGTATAATTTAATTCCACAAAATGATGTTATTTATATTTGTGAAGGAGTATTGGATCAATGGAGAATAGGACTTGGTGCAGTATGTTCCTTTGGAACTTCATTAACTGAAAAACAAAAGCATTTGATACTCCAGAAAAATCCAAACAAAATTGTTTTTTGCTGGGACGCAGAAACTTTTTGGAAGGCACGAGAACAAGCCGCCTGGTTCAGGCCATTCATCAACATTGTGTTGTGTGCTGAATTTCCAAAAGAACATGATCCTGATTCGTATGGAAAGATATATGGAACAGTGAAATTGCAGCAACTCATCGGAGAAGCAGAATGACTGAACAAGAATGGAAAGTCTTTGAAACAATGCCCGCAGCCGCACAGCTCGACTACAGTGATCAGAATGCTGTGGCCCAGTACCTTAGAGAGCTGATTTCTTTTAACAAAGTTCTGGTGAACGGGTTTGATACTGAGTATAACAAATTACGTGACCTTCTTATTAAAGCTGGATGGTCTGAGCAGAAACTTTTGCAGCTGGTAGAGAATGGTTGCAAAGGAACATATTATGAACGAGAAATACCTTGCCGAATCAAAGAGCAGGGCGATGCTAATGAATATAGTGCTAATAAAGATCGGTGGAAAAAATGATATGTATTGCAGGATATCAAAATAATGGTAAAGTTTGGATTAGCGGTGACATTATTAAAGATGCATTGGAGGCGGCAGCACATTATAATGGTGCAGTATCTCCTCCATTTCATATATTGTATTTAAAATCACAGGAGATCAAATGAGTGATACAGAAAATTTGAGCCTGTTAGGACAAGGTGCAACGAAGTATCCAACCAATCCAGATGATGCAGTTCTGGAAACCTTTGACAACCAACACACAGAGAATGATTACGTGGTTGAATTTGAGTGTCCGGAGTTTTCTAGCACATGTCCCATTACGCATCAACCTGATTATGCTAAACTTAGCATTGCATACATCCCAGACCTGAAAATGGTTGAGTCGAAAGCATTAAAGCTCTTCCTATTCAGCTTCCGGAATCATGGTGAGTTTCATGAAGATGTAGTCAACCGAATTGCTCGGCGACTATATGACGTCATGAAGCCTAAAGTTCTGATTGTCCGGGGAGACTTTATGCCCCGTGGTGGAATCAGCATTAATCCAACTGTAATTCTTCCGAATATGCCGGACCATGAACTATATATGAGAATTTTAAATCATTGGCGTTTAACGGCACCACATATATATGGACCAGTTACTATTTAGGAAACATAATGGGTGATTTAAATTTAGTTCCAGAAACCTTAAAAAATATGAGTATACATTTATGTGATAGTTGTTATCAGATGTATCCAGAGTGTTTTGGAAATGCTGTTTTTACAGATAATCCAAAAACGGACAATATTGTTTCTTGTTCTGGATATTTGCTTAAAGAGGAAATTAGATAATGAGTACACAAAAAATACATCTTGCCAATATTTTGACACCTGGAAAATCTAGTGCCCGGGGACTTGGATTGAATGCGGTTCTTGATGGGCGTGCTACAAGTTTAGAAACATTTTGGAAAAAAAAACAAATTCAAAAAGTGTTGGATGATGTGCCTGAGGTTGAATTGTTCATGGATTCAGGAGCACATAGTTTGTTAAACCATGCGGTTGGATTAGTTGGAACATCCTATGATACAGGAGTTGACTCTGAAAAACGTGCAAATAAAGATGGTACTATTGAATTTAGTGAAATGGAGTTTGAAGATACACTTGACAGAAATCAACAGATTTCGTATGCCTCAAAGAACAAAGGTGCTGTCCAATCTTTCACGGATTTTTCATTCAACGACACTCCTGAAGTTCAGGCGTATCTTGATGACTACATTGTATTCTGCCATAAGTATAAAGATCACTTCGATGGATACGCAAACTTGGACATTGTGTACAATGCTGAAGGCTCTTGGAAGAACATGCACAAAATGGAAGCAAATGGTCTTGTACCGGTTCCTGTATTCCATTACGGAGAAGATTTTTGCCATTTTCGTAAGATGGTGGATAATTATGAGTACATCGGTATTGGTGGTGTTGCTGGAGGTATTACTCTTAAACAATTCGTAAACGGATTGGGCAATAAAGCCTTTGAGTATATTCAAGCAGTTAATCCGGACATCAAGGTGCATGGATTTGCAGTGACCAGCTTCTCGCTGATGCACAGATATTCCTGGTACAGCGTCGATTCCGTGGTAGGCGAATCACATTTACTTATTAGAGAATTGGGACGAATTCGAGTAGAAACCATTCAAGGATTGTTTAATTGTACAGAAGGAAAGAAAAAGAAACAATCTTCTGGACATGAATACAAAACTTTGAAAGATGTGGAAACTTTTGTTACAGATGATGTTGGAAATGGATCTTGGAAACCTGTTTCTAAAGTTATTCGCCATAGTGTGTCTAAAACTAAATATCGAGTGAAGACAAAAACAGGAAGACAATTAACACTTACTGGCGATCATGGTTTGTTTGTACATGATGATTCTGGATTATCATGTCTTCCAACTTCTCAAGTGAAACTGGGAAACCATTGTGTTGGTGTAGACTATAATACAAATGAGCAGACAAACAATGTACAAGAACAAATAGTGAATATTGATAGAAAAACGTATGCATCTGAATCCCATCCAAGTACAACGTGTATGCGTAAATTACCTTCAAAAATTAAATTTGATTCCAAATTTTTAGAATTTTGTGGTTTGTGGATAGCCGATGGAAGTTATTCCTCTTTAGATAATAATGCTGCGGTTCAAATCTCCGCTGCAAATGATTCAGAACATATGCAACTTTTGCAGGATATTGCAAAACGATACAACTGCAAACTTCGAATTGATAATAATGAGGTGGATGCAAGTATTTCTTCTTCTAAGTTAATGAGAACAATGAAAGTTTTGGGACTTGTAGGGCATTCTCATACTAAAGAAGTCCCCTGGTGGGTGTTTGATCTTTCAAAAGAAAACTTGGGTTCTTTTCTTCGAGGATATTTTAGTGGCGATGGAACATGTTGTAATGATATTGAGTGCTCCACTACTAGTGGAAAACTTCTTTATGGGGTGTTTTTCCTTCTACAAAGTTTAGGAATTGATGTTAGAATTTACGAAAGTACACATTCAAGGAAGATAAAAACAGAGGAGGAATGGGGAGTTCGCCCATGTCATAATTTAAGCATTGGTAATCTTTCAAGTTTAAAACTTTTTCAAGAAAAGATTGGATTTTTGCCCGGAAGAAAAAATATAAAATTACAAGAAAGCATTTCTTCTATTTCTGAAAATAGGGGGACTCGATCAGAAAAAGAAAACAATCATTCCTTTTTAAAGGTAATGAAGATCACAACAATTGCCCCGGAACAGTCTACTGTTTATGATTTAGAAGTTCCCGATGGTCAAAAGTTTGTTGCAAATGGACTATTGGTACATAACTCAACCACATGGCTGAAACTCGCAGCCTATGGAAAAGTAATTGTTCCAAGATATATTAGTGGGCAAGGTGTATTTGACTATACTTGTCAACCATTACATGTTTCTGTTTCTGAACTTAGTAAACTCAAACCATCTACACATGCACATTATACATTAGCCTTGTCACCAAAAGAGATTGAAGCTGTAAACATTTACTTGGCTGAAGTAGGCGTAGACATGGAGCAATTAGGAAAAGATATTACTGAAAGGTTTAAGGTTAATATCTACTATTATCAAAAGTTATTAGAAGAGGGCTCAATCAAAGAAAAGAAAGTTTTTAGAACAAATAAATCATTCTTCTAGGGAGTAACAATGAACGTTGATAGAAAAGAACTTGTTCATGCATTGGAGATTGTATATCCTGCTGTTGGAACGAACGCTTTATTGCCTGTTTTTCAAAATGTTAAAGTAGATGGAGCAATTGTAGAAGGTACTGATGGGGCTATTAAAATAGAAACTACACTGCCTGTAGATTTGGGATTACATTTTTGTGTCAATGCCTCTGGATTCCTTTCTTTGCTTCGAAGTCTGAAGTACGATCAGATTGATTTAGAACTTAAAGACAATATCCTTCAGGTAAAAACCGATAAAATGGAAGGTGAGTTCAAGCTGACTTCCAATGCAAAATTCCCCAGAATTGAATTCTCGGATAACATTGTAAGTGAGATCGATTTGGCTGGATTGCATGATGGTCTTGCTATGTGTAAGCTTGGTGTTAGTCAGGATGAGACTGCTGGTGTGCTCTGTGGTGTGATTTTTACACCCACTGATGCCAAAGGCGAAACGTATTTGTATGCAACAGATAGATTCCGAATCCTTCGAGCCAAGTGGACGAATCCATACAAAGAACAGTTCTCTCTTCCTATAAAGTTCATTGATATTCTAATGAAAGGATTGTTCTCTAAGATCATCTTTATGGACTATACCGGAGATCGATTTCAAGTACAGTTGAAGGATGGTACAAATTTGTCTACTTTAGTACATGATGGTAATTTCATGGACTTAGCTGCTTTCTATCCTACAAAAGATATGAAATATTTGGATGTAGGATTTGAATCTGATTTTAAAGATATCTTTGCTCGTCATACTGTCTTCTTGAAAGAAATGGATATGGTAGATAAAGAAGTTTCCATTACAGCAAAAGATCATGTTTGTGTGCTAAAATCTCATGCAAATAAACTTGGTGTGCTTGAAGAGGAAACTTATGTGAGCACTCCTGAGGCGTTGTCATTCAGTTTGAATCCTGTACTTGTTCAAGATATTTTATCCAAAGCTGATTCCTTTAAATTTTATGACGCTGAAGGCATTGTATTATTCACTTCAGGTGATTTAGAATACTTAATTCAGACGAGGGAATAATGAGACAGAAATCATTCTTCTTAGATCCTTATACTATCCAGCAAAATAAGTTGGCAGCGGAGGAAATTAAAAATCCAAAGAAAACCAAATCCCGTAGAAATATTGGTGATAAGTCCACTGGTAAGAAAAGTCCCCTTCCCTCTACCACGCAGTATGATTGTGCTCGTTGTAAATTATGTGATACCTGTCACACTCCCAAAATTGAACTCTACGGGAAAGGTGAAGCTGGTATTATGATCATCAATGGTACTCCAGGGAAGGCGGGTGATCGACAAGGTAAAATTTTGACTGATGCTGGTGGTTACTTACTCCGCCGGACGTTAAAATCTTTCGGGATTGATATGGATGTAGATTGTAGTCGTATTTCTGCTGTCAGATGCCAGCCCCCATCAAATGCTAAAGGAACAACCACACCTCCTAAAGAGGTACATATTAAATGTTGTCAGCCCACACTGTTCAAAATGATTGAGGAGATGAAACCATCTCTGATTATCTGTCTTGGTAAGTATGCTATTAAGTCCATTGCTTGTGTAGTTCCGTTCACGGGAAACATCTTCACACCTACTTCCGTTCATGGTCTTGTATTTCCAGATCATCGGTTTGGGTGCTGGGTAGGTTGTATCATGGATCCAAATGAGATCCAATCGGCCAAAGAAGAAACATTGGATCCTACAGCTGTCTTTGTAGAAGACATGGAATACATCATAGACAAGCTAGGAGAACCTCTTCCTGCAAAGCTTACAAAAAAAGGCAATTCACTTATTACAAATGCACAAAATGCAGTAAAGCTTCTTGAAATGTATAGTACATCAAAGAAACTTGTGTCCTTTGACTTTGAAACGACATGTCTTTCACCATTTGAAAAAGGAGCTAGACTAATTACAGTCGCTATTACTAATTCGAAGGAGTACGCTCATTGTATTCCGTTAGACTACATCACTCCAGGAACGGATGATCACTATTGGTCCTTTGGGGATCGTACACGTATATGGGATGCATTTGAAGCATTCCTTGCATCTTCAGCTCCAAAACTTGTACAGAATTTTAACATGGAAGGACCATGGTCCATGGAGATGTTTAATCAGGAGCCTATCAACTTTGCTTATGATACCATGATTGGTGCTCATATAAGAAATTGTAGAGACAACACAACTGGACTCAAGCTCATCGCTTACAGGCTCTGTGGTCATACTTATGACACTATTGGTAAGAAGATGAAAGCACGAATGGCTGAGGTTCCTTTGGAGGAGATCTGGAATTACAACTGCTTTGATGTTCGATATCCCATTTGGGCATATGAAGTACAACAAGAGATGCTCAAAGGCAGAGAAATAGAATTCAGTGAGAACTATATGAAAGGTGCTGGTGTCCTTGCTCGTATGAAACACAGAGGCATTCAAATGGATGCGAGCTTGCTTGAAGAAATGCGAATAAAGAATACAATCATCAGAGATGCTGCTATTGTTACAATTACAGGTTTACCTGCTGTAATAGAATTTAATGAGGATAGAGAAGCTATTAAAAAGAAACCATTCTCTTGGACTTCTTCTTCTGATATTGGAAAAGTATTGTACGGTGAAGATGCAATGACAAAAAATTCTGAAGGTGGAAAATTGTATATGGGTCAACTTGTAACTGTAAAGACTGCTGGTGGTAAGCCTGCTGCTAGTCAAGCTGTATTTCCTGATATTTTAAAAAATCCAGTGTCTGAAGATGTGCGAGTGTTTATTGAAGCTTTAATTCTTTATAGAAAGGTCGAAGGTTCTAATGGTACATTAAAAAGAATTGCTGGATTTGAAAAGGCTATGGATAAAAATGGTCGAATTCATCCCACATTCACATTGAATGTTGCGAAAACATATCGTTCTTCAGCCATTGATCCTAACGTACAAAACATTCCAAAACACGATCCAACTCAGAAGCTACTTCGGAAAGCTGTCATTCCAAGTGATGGCAACATCTTTTTAGAATTTGATAAATCCAGTCTAGAAGTGCGAATCATCGCGATGGAATCCAAAGATCCTATCCTTATGAAACAATTAATTGAGGGTATTGATTTTCATAGGATTTGGACGAAAAAGTTGTATGCTGGTAGTAAGTACAACTGGGATGAACTTACACCTAAACAACAAGGAATCTTTCGGTATGGTGGAAAAAATGGTTTTGTGTTTGCAAGTTTTTATGGTTCAGCTCCTAAAGCTGTTGCCAGGTATGAAGACTTTCAAGCAGCTGAAATCAGCTTGGATCATATCATCAAGGTACAGAAAGAGTTTTGGGAAACATATAAAGAAGTGCGTCGTTGGCAATTAGAGGTTGTAGAACAATATAATGATAATGGATACTTTGAAGCTTTGCCTGGATTTAAAAGGCGTGGTCCACTTTCACTTTTCCAGCTATATAATAATCCCACACAGGGGACAGGTTTCTGCTTGTTTCTGAATGAACTTCGTTTGATTGATAAAGAAGTGATGCGAAGAGGATTAAAATCAATGCTCATATTAGAAGTTCATGATAGCGGCACCTTTGATGCTGTGCCGGAAGAAATACCAGAACTCATTGAGATTGTAGAATCAATTTGCAATGTATCTAATTTTGATTGGGAATCCGTTCCTACTCCTGTTGAGTGGGAAATTGGATCAAACTGGTATGATATGTCACCTTTGGAGGTGGAGGTATAATGGGACTTTATCAAAATGTGCGACCGCAAACACTAGAAGATATTGTAGGCAACATTTCTACGATCTCTTCACTGAAGAAATTTATGCAGATGGCTCCACAGCACAGACCACATGCTCTGATGCTTAAAGGACCTCCTGGTTGTGGTAAGACTACTATTGCAAGGATCTTAGCGAACCTATTAGAATGTAATATGGATATGGACTTTATGGAAACAAATGCTGCGAATACTCGTGGTATTGAATCCATTCGAGAAGTTGAAAAGATGACAAGGTTACGGCCTTTTGGAAAGTCTCGTGTCATTCTGCTAGATGAGTCACATCAGCTAACAGCTACGGCTCAGGAGGGTCTGCTGAAACCGTTAGAAGATTGTCCGGACTACTGCTACATCATCATTTGCACAACAGAACCAGATCACATGATCAAAACGATCAGGAGTCGTGTGACAGAGTATGATGTGAATCCTTTGGGTCGGAAGGATATTATGAAGGTTCTAGAACGAGCTTGTAAAATAGCTGATTTTACTGTTGATCCTGACTTGTTGGAAGGCATTTCACAAATGTGTGAAGGCTCTCCGAGGAATGCTCTTGTTAGTTTGGATCAGACAAAAGACATGGACTTAGAAGAAGCTTTTGAACTTCTGATTTCAGGAACAGAAGAAGATGTGGACATCATAGATATTTGTAAAAACTTATGCATGCTTCCTAAGCTGCGGAAGGCTAAGTGGCAAACCATTCTTCAAGCATACAATTCTCTTTCAGATGATCCAGAACGGATCCGAAGGAGTATTATGAGCTTTATGTGGAAAAAATTAGTAGGAGCACAGGATCAAGATGAGGCTGAGGAGATGACCTACCTGTTGCGTCTATTTTCATCAAGTGTATATTATAGTGGCAAGGCACAGCTTGGTGCCCTTATTGCCAGAGCGTGTTTTGATTTACCAAAATTTTAGGAGGCATTATAAATGTCAAAGAGAACTGATGCAATCAAACAGGAACATGCAAACTCCGGAACAGGTGGAGTAGACAAATGGAATTACGTTGACACACACATGTTGGAACGTATGGGTATTACTCAATACAAATCTGAAGTGGGTGAAAATATTTTCCGAATCATTCCTCAACAAGATCCTGAAGCTTTTTTTATGAAAGAAATTTTTCTACATTATAAAATTGGTGCTGATGGTCACAATATTCTCTGTGCTAGACGCATGTTCAATGAATCCTGTCCTATCTGTGAATTACGTGATAAAATTGTTGCTGCAGATCCAAAGGATGAAACTGAAAAAGCACTTCGTTATAGTGTTAGATTTTTGATGTTTTTAGTAAATACAAAAAATACTGAAGAGTCAAAAAAAGGTCTTCGTTGGTATGATGGTCCAGGTGGTTTTAAACGTAACATTCTAGCTTTATCTAAAAATCCTCGTTCAGGTGAATTCATTGATATTAGTGATCCTGAAGAAGGAGGCGACATTATGTTCATTCGTGAAGGTAAAGCATTGAACACGAAGTACTTGGGTTTTCAGATTCTTGGTGATGGTGAAATGCCAGACTTGGAATTATATGCTGCTACACCAAACACCTTTGATGAAATATTAAAACGTCCGGATTATGAGTTCACACAGAACTTGTTAGATGGTTGTCCGCCTATTAAAGAAAAAGCAAAGGCTCCTGCTAAAAAAGAGAAGGTTCCTGTAAAAGTTAATCAGGATCCTAAAGAAGAAGAGAAGGCTCCTGCTAAAGAAGAGAAGGCTCCTCCATTTGATGCAGATTCTCCCAAAGAAGGAACAAAAATTTCTACTAAAGAAGAAAAGAAGGCTCTTGTTAAGGAAACAGGAAAGAAATTGTCTGTGCAAGAACGTATTGCAGCAATTCAAGCAAAGAAAAAAGCAGAAACTACTAAATAAAAATTAATAAAAACATGGGTGATGAAATACTTACCCAGATTATCTTTTTATTATATAGAGATTTAAAAATGAATAATGAACTAAAAATGTTTCTTGAAGAGATGAAAAATCGAATGCCTATTGATCGATTTAATCTTCCTGTAGAATGTGCAGACCAGGCTTGTCTCAATGATCTCGTTGGTGATAAAGTAGTATCTGCTAAGGATGAGATGAATGGTACCAAGGATGCGCTTCGCCTAATAGAAGCTAAGCTGATGGATGAAATCAGACGTGATAAAGATGCATTTAGTCTGGACAAATTAACTGAAGTTGTTGTAAATGCATGTATTATAAGACAACCAAGATATATTACAGCCTTATCGGAACTTAGACAAGCTGAAAAGATTCATGGAAGGCTCCAGGTTATTCAAGAATCAGTGGCCCAGCGAAAGACGCAACTTAGCAATCTTACTGAACAATTTGTGCATGACTTCTACAATAATGTGGATAAGCAAGTTGGTGAACGAAATGTTCGACAGGTACAAGATACAGAAAATTCTGCTTCAGAAGAACAGATCATGCAACGTAGAAAAGATTTGGCCATACAACGTAAACAAGAACGAAACAATGAAGGCGAGTAAATTCTCCAATGGATGAATTTGATACACTTATTAATGAAGTATTAGGAGCAAACAGAGTGGAACAATTAGCCCCCGTTAAAACTTTTTATTCAACAGGATGTACAGTTCTTGATCTTGCCATCGCCAATCAGTTGCCAGGAGGAATTCCTGGTGGGAGAATTACACAAATTTACGGTGATAATAGTACTGCTAAATCTGTACTTGCTAATGCCGTTTTAGGAGCAGCACAACGAAAAGGAGCCAATGCATTTTTAGCAGATATTGAACACACTCTAGATCCTAATTTTGCTGAATTATATGGATTAGATTGTGATAATAAAAAATTAATACTTGGCTATCCAGAAACACTAGAAGAAATGTTTGATAACTGGTTATTTAATATTATGGACCCTGAAAATAAGAATAAGAAACTGAAAGGTCCTCGAATATGTGTGGTTGATTCACTTACTGCATTACCTGCAGCTATTGAGATGGAAAAGTCAATGACCAAACAAGGATTTGGAGCATATCGTGCTAAACAGATCTCACTCGGCTTAAGAAGAAATGTTCAACCATTGTCTGCAACAGATACAACACTTTTTATAGTTGATCAAACAAGAGAAAATATGACTGGGTTTGGTGGAGAAACAACAACAGGAGGTAAAGGATTCAAATTTTATGCGTCATGTCGTATTTATTTACAGCATGAAAGGGTTGTTATGAATACTGCAGAGAAACCAATTGGTATTTGGATCAAATTTAAAATGGCAAAAAATAAAATTGGTCCACCATTTCGTACAGGGTACTTTAAACTTCTTTTTGATCATGGTATTGATGATATTCATTCTAATCTCCGATTCCTTTGTGAAGAGGAACATGGAAAAGAAGAGTCCATGAAAAAGACCGGAAAGGTTACTGTCTTCGGTGAAGAAAAACAAATGAAGACATGGATTATACATATTGAACGAGATAATAAAGAAGAAGAGCTTCGTCAAGAAGTATATAAAGTATGGAAGCAAGTTTATGCTCCAGAAGTTCGCAAAAAAAGAGTATGGAAATAGTTTTTGTTAGAAAAAATATATTAGTTTTTCTAACAAATTAAGGATAAACATGAAAAAGAAAAAAGCATTAATACTGTTATCAGGTGGTATGGATAGTGTCACAGCAGTTTATTATGCATTAAATATGTTGTATGATGTTACTGGGATTTCCTTTAGCTACGGAAGCAAGCACAATGAAAAGGAACGTGCCGCTGGTGCCTGGATCTGTAAAAATTTGGATATTCCCTTCTATACATACAATCTTCCTATGGAGTGTTGGATAGTTGGAAAACAGGAATCCTTCTTAAAGTCCAATCTACTACAGGATCAAGGGGAAATTCCTGAAGGCCACTATGCAGAAGAATCTATGAAGAGTACAGTGGTTCCATTTCGGAATGGTATCATGTTGGCATTGGCCGCAGGTTTTGCAGAATCTAGAGAATTTGATGTTATCATCCTTGCAAATCATGCTGGCGATCATAATCTCTATCCAGATTGTAGAGAAGTATTTACGATTGCCATGGGTAATGCTATCCAAAATGGTACATACAATGGTGTTCAAATTCTTTCACCATTTGGCAATTGGAATAAAGCAAAGATTGCTATATGGGGTATGGAGCATGATGTTCCATATGAACATACATGGACTTGTTACAATGGACAAGGCGACCGCCCCTGCTTAAAATGTGGAACTTGTCAAGAAAGAACTGGTGCTTTTCTTAGTACTGGATATCCTGATCCTTTTCTTACAAAAGAAGAGTGGAAACAAGCTGTAATAATTTACACAAAAACAATTTCCTCTCATGGAGTCCCTGTTACGTTTAAAGAAAAAGAATAGAGAATCATAATGAATAAAGAATATTTACTTTTCGGATTTGACATTTCATTGGAACACTGGGGAATAACCTGTATCTCTTCTAATACTGGAAACCTCATTGGTTCCTGGTCAAGTTACACAACTCCAAAGTGGGTGGTGGATACCATTTCTGAAATTAAGTATACCGGCATACAATCGCCTATTAAAAAAGAAAATGAACAGAAAGCACCATTTACACAACGACGAATTCATACCGCGGTGGAACGTATTCAATGTCTTATAAAATCAATTCTGTTTGACTATTCTGTGATAGGATATGAAAAAGATGATTTTTTCATTTCAATTGAAGGATACTCATATCAAAGTCAGACCACATCTATCTGTCAAATTGCAGAGTTAACTGGAACATTGAAACATAAACTACTTGAAATGGGGGCAAAAATTCGGGTTCATGATCCTTCAACACTTAAACAATTTGGTGCAAATCTTGGAAATGCAAAAAAAATACAGATGCTTGATGCTGCAAGAACTAAAGGTTTTCTTGTTCCTGATTCTATTATCAAACCTGTAAAAAAAGCAGGTATATTCATAGATGTTGATGGTCCTGGTACTGATATCATTGATGCGTGGTTTTTGGCACATATGCTTTACATGGAGCTACAATTAAGAGATGGCAGAATTATAATTGATGAATTAGATAAGATTAAACAGAAAATCTTCAGACGTATTTCAACATATTATCCTGTAGATTTGATGCATCGTACTTTCATAGAATATTGTCCCAGTGGAGATCCACTATGATCAAACAACAAGTGCTTCATAATTTTCAAGCACATACAAATTCAACACTAAATTATCATCCTGGAGTCAATGTAATAATTGGTTCGGGAGATGCAGGAAAATCTTGTTTGTGGCGTGCTCTTCAATGGGTCAAAGCTAATCGTCCTTTAAGTAATGGCTTTATTCATGATGATATGGATGATTGTTTTGTTCGTCTAATCCTTAAAGATGCTGATGGAGAAACAATTATTGAACGTGGACGTAATCGAAAAGACAATGGATATTACAAATTGAATGATGATGAACTTACATCTTTTGGTGTTAATCCACCTGAAGTGATTACACAAGCATTGGTTATGGAAGATATTAACTTCCAAGAACAAAAGGAACCTTATTTTCTTGTAGTGAAATCTCCTGGAGAGACTGCTCGTTATATTCGTGAATTGATGGGACTCAATATAATTGATGAAGCTACTAGTAATCTTGCTACTAGGATCAAACGATCTAACGGTATCATTAACAGCTTGGAGTGTGATCAAGCAGAAAACGAGCAAGCATTGCTGGCCATGGAGGAATTACAACTGGATCATTTCCAGGTGCTCTTGGTTCAAACACAAAGCTATAAAAAACAGCAGAGTATAGCTGCATCAAAACTACAACAACTAGAATTCAAAATGTCTGAATATAATCAAGTTCAGGAACAACTTGATGCTATTCCTGATAATATTGAAGCAACAATTCGATTAGCAGAAGAACAAACAGATAAATATTTGCAAATAAATTTGATAACAGGATTTTTTCAGCAGCGAGTTGCAGACTATGATGAGTGTGTAAAAGATTTTGTAATTACAACAGATTTTGTTCAGAAAATGTATGTAGCAGAAGAATTAGCTGTTAAATACATGCATCAAGCCCAACATACTCAACGTTTTCAACTTCCAATTGATGCATATGATGAATGCATAAAACAATTTGTAGTAGATGTAAAAGTCCTTACACAAAAAATGAATATCGCAAAAGATCACATTCAAATGATTAATGAACTATTTGAACTTATTGGATTAATCAATCCTCTGATTGAAAAATGGAATACAACAATAAATAATACAATTGATGCTAAAGAAATTACTGCTCTAATTTCTCTCGCCGAACAACAAGCAGATGAGTATAATACATTGAAACAGAAAAAGTGTCTGATGTCTCAAGTACATTCAGAAGGATTTAACAAACAAACGCAATTAGCTGTATTAGAAAAAACAAAGCAGAAGTATCAAAATGATGTTGATGTCTTTACAGCTCAACTTGTTGATTGTCCCACATGTGGACATAAGCTTACTGATAAAGAAAAAGACCAACTCATTGAAGGATCTAAAAATGGTTAGAACATATCTGCTATTGACTCCAGCAGAGCTGGAAGGACTATTAATATTTGAAGATGATGGATTTGAATTTGATGATGCCATGTTATACTTGTTTGGTGATGATATTATTCGTTTAAATATTTTATCTGATACCGCTATTGAATCCTTAGCAAATCATATGGCAGATTTAATACATATAAAAACATTAGAAGTGCTTAATGATAGAGAACATTGGAGAATGCTTGCAGGTATAAGTGGCCTAACAGCTGATATTATAGTTCGTAATGAATTAAAGGAATGGCAACATGAAAATTGGCCTTCTTGGGGATAACCATTTAACAAATTATTCTCCTATTCGTAGGAAAGATGATTATTTTCAAACACATCTTGGTAAATTGTGCCAAGCATTTCAAATTTTTAGAGATCATGAGTGCACAGCAGTTATTCAACCTGGTGATTTTTTTGATACACCTACAGTTGCCAATCGTGTGAAAATTGCAATAATTAAATTATTACAAACAGAGTGGTTTAACTACAAACCATACGCCCTTAAACCCTTTGTGGTTTATGGTCAACATGACATTAGTGGGCATAGTGCCACCACACTGCCCAACAGCCCCTTGGCTGTGCTGGAAGCAGCAGAGCTGATAACTCTGCTGGGACCGGCTCCTGTTATGTTAAATGAAGACAAAGGACAACAAATTAATCTATATGGTGCGCCATTTGGTGAAGAACCTCCTGATGTAGAAAATACAGAAAGTTTTAACATCCTTGTAACTCATAGAATGATTGGTGATCGTCCTCTGTGGCCTGGTCAAGTACTTGAAGGTCCACGAAATTTCTTGCGTAAGTTTCCAGACTATGATCTTGTGGTGTGCGGTGATTACCATTTTAGATTTACTGAAATATGTAATAATCGAACAATTATCAATCCAGGGGCTATTATTAGAAAAACGATTGGTAAATTTGATCTTGAACTTAAACCCGCAGTAATAATATTTGATACTGAGACTAATAACTTTGAAATTATTGAGCTGAAGGTGGGTACAATAGACGATGTATTTGATCTTAGACGTGATATTAAAATGGAAGAAGATGGTGTCCTTCAATTTATTGAACGTTTACAAAAGAGTCAAGGATCACAAGTGGCTTGGAAAGAAGTTCTGGAAACAGTTCTTTTAGAGAAAAAAACTTCCCAGTCAGTAAAAGATATAATTGATCATGTATTAGAAGAGGTTACCAATGATTGATGTTGTAGAACAACTTAAATCACGTGTATCTATGCTTAAAGAAGTTGTAGATAAACAAACAAAACTAGAAGGTGCTCGAGATCAAATTCTTCTGCAATTAAAGGATATGGGAATGGATTCCATAGAAGCAGCTAGAATAGAAGCAAAAGCACTTCAAACACAACTACAGGAGATTACAGATGCGAGTCTTAAAACAATTGCGTCAATGGATGCACTTATCAAAAGGTAAAGTACTTGTAGGGAGTGCAACAATTATGAAAACTGATGTTCTTCCCAATTGGGACACTTTTCACTTTCCTACAGAAGAAGCAATAAAGATGATTCCTGCTCAAGTTCTCACTCTAGATCCTTCTCATATGCCTGTTGGAACTACAATTATGGTTTACTATCTGAAAGATTGATATGGATTTAGCAATATACGAAAAGTACCTTGCAAAGCATAAAGCTCAAAAAGTTATCCTTCGAGCCAATGCTGATCAACTTATTGAAGATTTGGTTTCTAATAGAAAGCGAAAAGCAGATCAAGAAGATGCAAGAGAAATTATGTCTGTAGTTGGCATTTTGAGTCAAACTAAAACAAAAGAAGTCATTGAACAATTAGTAACTGATGTGCTTCAGGGTGTGTTTGGCCCTGATTATGCATTTATTATTGAAGATGTGGTCGCACGAAACAAACCTGAAATGAATTTTTATGTTGCAAAAGGCGGTAAAAAACGAGA